CAACTGCAACAAAAACCCGTACAAGCCTACGTTGTTAGTTCCGAAATGACAAGCGCACAAGCGTTGGAGCGTAACCGAATAAATAATGCAACAATTTAGAAAAACTTTAATTATATATTTATGCGAATAGTTGAACTAATTATAGACGAAAAAGACGAGCAAAGCGGGATTGACGCAATAAGCGTGGTAATGTCACCCGCCATAGAGGAAAATTTTATTCATTTGTCAAAACACGAAATACTTTTAAAAGAAGTTGACGCAGAAAAGCGTATTTTAATGGGACCAGCTTTAGTTCCCGACAAACAAATTTACCGCAAAAACGACAAAACAAAAGACGAATATTATATTTATTTTTCAAAGGCAACTATACGAAAAGCAAGTGAGTTGTTTTTAATGAACGCAAACCAAAATAATTCAACGTTAGAACATAGCCAAAAGTTAAAAGGAATGTCAGTGGTCGAAAGTTGGATTATTGAAGGTCAAAACGACAAAAGCAAAAATTACGGGTTTGATTTACCAAAAGGAACTTGGATGATTTCGATGAAAGTAAACAACGACGAAATTTGGAACAAAGTTAAATTAGGCGAAGTAAAAGGATTTTCAATAGAGGGTTATTTTGCGGATAGGTACGAAATGAATTCAAAAAATATAGATATGAAAGAAAAAGCAATGATTGAAAAAATTAAGTCGTTAATAGAAAAAAGCGAATTAAAAAGCAATAAAGTAGATTTAAGTTTAATTGACGATTTAAAAAAAGGAATAGCAGAAGGTAAAAAGCAAGAAGCTAATTTATATAGTGATTTTAAATCTAGTTTAAATGCAGTTATTATAAAAGCAAGAGAAATAGAAGTAAAATATAATGTTTTATTAAGTAATATTAACGAGCCATTATTTCAATCAGAAAAACAAGCTAAAGAATTAGGATTAGATTTTAAAGGAACTGATTTTTACAAACAAGCTCAATCAGTAATGCAAGCTATTGAAGGTAGAAAAGATGTAATTGACAAAATACTAATCAATATTCAAAAATTTGGATTCTAAATGGCAAAGCAAACGAGCGTACAAAACCACTTGAGAAAACCAAAAATTAAGCGTTCTGGAGTACACTCAAAAACAAGAAATAGCGGGTTAAAATCAAGTAAAAATTACAAGAAATTGTACGCAAGGCAAGGAAGATAATAAAAAACATAAATGCGTTTTAACGCGGTTTTAACGCGATTTAACGAACTTTAATACTTTGACGATAGATTATACCTAAAACTAAAGATAATGAAAAATCCAACAAACATAAAGGTTTCAGACGTAGCAAAAAAAGAAATTGAAAGACCCCGTTCAAGCCCAATTGGAGGTCGAAGGGGTTGTTTATGTAAGGACGGAAAGCGCTATTCTCGGAAGTGTTGCGACGGGTCTTTACAAGCTCAAGGAATTGGAAACGTAAACTAATTTTACAACAAAAAATAAACAATTAAATTATAGTTATATGAACACACTAAAAACAATTTACGATAAGATAGGCGCTAAAACCGAGTTAGCAAAACACGAAGTTAATTTAGGATTAGTTCAAGATATTACCAAAGACCTTAATGTTGTTGCTGATAGTTTAACAAGCATAAGACCTACTTTTCTAAAAATAGAAGATTTACTAATTAAAAATAGTAAAATAGTTGATACGGCATTAAAAGCAGTTCAAAAAATTGAAACAACCGCAAAAGAATTAGGTGCGGATTCTTTAATGAAAGAATTGGATAAACCTAAAATGTTAATTAATGAATTTAATAAAACTATAAAAGACACATTGAAGTCATTACAAGATGCTATTGGAAATCTTTAATTAAAAAATAGATGAACACACTAAAAACCATTTACGACAAATTAGGCAAAACGGATTTAGCAAACCATAAAGTTGAGTTGACAAAATTAGACGACTTAAACACAATTAATAAAAAATTAGTAGCGTTAAGAGACGGCTCAAATAAATTTTTTGCTTTAAAAAAACAAGTTGTTGATTATGCAAAAGAACAATTTCCAAAAGTTAAATTAAATTTAGATGAGGCGGAAAAATTAGTTTCTATAATTAAAACACAAGCAAAAGAATTAGGATTAGACGCAACTAATGACCCCGTAATAAAACAAGCGGAAAGCGAAATTAGCACATCTAATAGTATTTATAAAACCTATACTGATTATTTAAAACAGCCTAACATATGAATACACTAAAAACAATTTACGACAAAATAGGCAAGACTGAGTTAGCAAAACACGAAGTAGAATTAACTTTGATTGATGATTTTCGAAAATTATTAAGCACGGCGACGTCAGATTATAAAGAATTTAACGATGCCTATACTAAATTTAATGATTTTAAAAAACTTGTTATATTTTTTGGTGAAAAATATGCGGGAAGCGAGGGGAAACTTGAAACTTTATATGGTCAATTAAGTAAAACGTCTAAAGAAATAGGTTTGGATTTTAATTCAACAAAAGAAGGAAAAGAGGCGTTGAGTTTAGCTGGTTCTGGAGACCCCAAAATAATTAAATCTTTAATTAATAAAATCAAATCAATTTAATATAAACAAAAATCAAATATGAAAACAAGCGTAATTAATCAAATCAAAACTTTACTTGGAATGGACGTAAAGTTAGAACAAAGAAAAATGGCGGACGGCGTTACACTAATAGAAGCGGACGCATTCGAAGCTGAAAACGAAGTTTTTGTTATAACTGAAGACGAGCAAAAAATACCCGTTCCAATTGGTGAATACGAAATGGAAGACGGCTTTATTTTAGTTGTTGTTGAAGAAGGTATTATATCGGACTACAAAGAAGCTGAAGCCGAAGAAGAAGAAGCGCCAGTTGCTGAAGAAGAAGTTGTTGAAGAAGAAGTTGAAGCACAAGTTGAAAAGTCAACACCTAAGAAAACAATTGAAAGCGTAGTTAAAGAAACTTTCTTTTCAGAAATGGAAGCGCTTACAAAAGAAAATAACGAGTTAAAAGCTAAGTTGGAATTATTAACCAAAGTTGACGAAGTTGAATTAGAATCAACCGAACTTTCGGACATTAAACCAATTAGTTTCAACCCCGAGAATACAAAAGAAATTGAATTCACTAAAATTGGTTCTAAAAGACCGCGTAACGTAATGGATTCTATATTAGACAAAATTAAATAATTACTAACAATTAAAAATTAAAAAGAAATGCCAACACAACCAGTTATTACCACTACTTACGCGGGTCAATTCGCGGGTAAGTACATTTCGGCAGCACTACTAAGCGCTCCAACAATCGAAAATGGCGGGGTTACCGTTATGCCAAACATCAAATTTAAATCAGTTATTCAACGTCTTGAAACTGCAAACGTTCTTGAGGACGCTTCTTGTGACTTTCAAACAAACTCAACCGTTGATTTAACCGAGAGAATTTTAGAGGTTAAAGATTTACAAGTAAATATGCAACTTTGTAAGTCACAATTTCACAACACTTGGCAAGGAATAGAGCAAGGATTTTCGTCTTTTGACGTATTACCTAAGTCTTTTGCCGATTACTTAATTGCACACGTAGCTTCCCAAGTTGCTTCCGCTAACGAAGTTTCTTTATGGCAAGGTTCAAGTGCAAACACGGGAGAATTTGACGGATTGTTTTCAACGGCTTTAGTTGACCCAAATTTACCACCCGCACAATTAATTTCAAACGTTGCGATTACACCCGCTAACGTAATTGCTCAACTTGCTTTAGTTGAAGCGCAAATTCCCGCAACACTTTACGGAAAATCTGATTTAAAGATTTATGTTTCACAAAACGTTGCAAAGGCTTATGTTTCCGCTTTAGGTGGTTTCGGTGCTTTAGGTACTAACTCACAAGCAAATGCGGGTGTTAACTCAATGGGTACAATGTGGTACACAAACGGAGCTTTGTCTTATTCTGGAATACCAATTTTTATGGCAAACGGATTGCCTAACGATTCAATGATGGCAACAACAACATCTAACTTGTATTTCGGTTGTTCACTTTTGAGCGACACTCAAGAAGTACGTGTTATTGATATGTCGGACATCGACGGAAGCCAAAACGTTCGTGTAATTATGAGAATGGCTGCTGGAGCAACTTACGGAGTAATTGAAGACATCGTAGTTTACGGATAATCATTTAACGGGGTGGGCAACCACCCCTTATTATAAACAATACTAAAAAAAAAAATTATGAGTTGTGATATCACACACGGACGGCTTGAACAATGCAAAGATATAATAGGCGGATTGAACGCTATTTTTGTACTTAATTATGGACTTTACGACGCAACAACCGACGTTACTTATGTTGGTACAACGGACGAAATTTCGGCTATTGCTTTACCCGCATCAACACCCGTTTACAAATTCGAATTAAAGGGTACAAACTCTTTTGAAACTACAATTACAAGTTCACGTGAAAACGGAACTACATTCTTTGAACAAGTTTTGGCGGTTACGTTGAAGAAACAAGACGTTCAAACGCACAAAGAAGTAAAGTTACTTACTTACGGAAGACCAAATATTATTGTTCGCACAAACGCAAATCAATACTTTATTGCGGGACTTGAAAGAGGTATGGACGTAACTGCGGGAACTATCGGAAATGGTACAAACTTGGGTGATATGTCGGGTTATTCTTTGACTTTCACGGGTCAAGAGGCGATTCCCGCCAATTTCTTAGATTGTACTACTGAAGCACAATTAGCATCTTTGTTAGGTGGCGCAGTTATTACGGTATAAAAGACGTTTTATTGGTTAAAACTAAAAGGGGGTTGCATTCGTGTAACCCTTTTTTTATGAAACAAAAACAAGAAAATCTAATTATATCTATATGATAGTTTTAACTACAAATAATGTTACAAGTCAAACCTTTAATTGTACGCCACGAACGGGAACGATTACGGATTTGTTAATTACGGACGAAGCCGAAAACGTAACTACAAACGTTCCGATTATTTCACAAGGCGCAACAAGTTATTTTTATCAAATCGAAGCCATTTTTAACCTTACGGAAAATCGTTTTTATATGATTGAATTACAAGACACGAACGGAGATAGATTACTATTAGAAAAAGCATTTTGCACGAATCAACCTTTAGCGACGTTTTCAGTAAATAACGGACAATATGTTTCGCATACATCAAACAACGAATTTATAATTTATGAATAATTACCACGTCTTAAATTTATCAAGTTACACGACACCAATTGTCGAAGAAACAAACCGAGAAAATTGGGTTGATTTCTTAACGGAAAATGGCGAACAATACTTTGATTTCTTAATTGATAGATACACGAATAGCACGACGAATAACGCCATAATAAACAACATTTGTAGATTGGTTTACGGGCGTGGTTTAGGTGCGTTAGACGCTTCTAAAAAAGTAAACGAGTACGCACAAATGATGACTTTGTTTTCAAGGGACGATGTGCGTAAAATGATTATTGACCGCAAAATGTTAGGGCAATTTGCGATTCAATTACATTATTCAAAAGATAGAAAAAAGATTTTAAAGGCTTATCATATACCCGTTAATCTTTTACGAGCGGAAAAGTGCAATAAAGAAGGTGAAATAGCGGGTTACTATTATTCGGACAATTGGAACGATACACGACAATTTCCACCGCTTAGATTTTCGGCTTTTGGATTCTCAAATGACAATGTAGAAATACTTTATAGTAAGCCTTATTCGGTTGGAATGAAATACTACGCTTACCCCGACTATCAAGGCGCAGTTCCTTACGCACTATTGGAGCAAGAAATAGGCGACTACTTAATAAACGAAGTTCAAAACGGATTTAGCGGAACGAAGGTAGTTAACTTTAATAATGGAGTTCCAAGCGAAGAACAACAATCTATTATTAGCCAAAAAGTTTTAAATAAATTAACGGGGTCACGCGGTCAAAAAGTAATTGTTGCTTTTAATGATAATGCGGAATCAAAAACAACGGTTGAGGATATACCACTAAACGACGCTCCAGAACATTACACTTATTTAAGCGAAGAATGCTTAAGAAAAATAATGCTTGGACACAACGTTACAAGTCCGTTATTATTTGGAGTTGCTTCAACAAACGGATTTTCAAGTAATGCAGACGAGTTAAAAAATAGTGCAATCTTATTTGACAATATGGTTATACGACCTTTTCAAGAAGAATTATTAGACGCTTTCGATACAATTTTACATTTTAACGGAATACATTTAAAACTATTTTTCAAGACTTTGCAACCTTTAGAATTTACGGATTTAGAAAACGCACAAACCGAAGAACAAATAGCCGAAGAAACGGGAACGGAATTAAGCGCAGACCCAAAAGACGACGCTTTAGCACAAGCGTTAATTGATTTAGGCGAAGACGTAGACCCTAATTGGATATTAATAGACGAATTCGAAGTTGATTACGACACCGAAGACGAAATAGATTTAGAAATTGAAAAGTTAAACACACCAAAAAAAAGCATATTTAGTAAAATAAAAAAAATTGTTAGAACGGGAACGGCAAACCCACGAGCAAAAAGCGAACAAGACCAAGTTATTGACGGCATTTTATTTATTACACGTTATGAATACGCAAATGCTTTGAGTTCGGATAGCCGTGAATTTTGTAAAAAAATGATTTTTGCAAATAAGGTTTATCGAAAAGAAGACATTTTAAGAATGAAAACGGAAGTTGTAAACGAAGGTTGGGGGGCAAAAGGAGCGCCAACTTACGACATTTGGTTATATAAAGGCGGTGGAGGATGTCACCACGTTTGGAAAAGAAAAACATTTGTAGCCTTTGACGATAAAACGGGAATAGACCCATTAAGTCCAAACGCAATAACAATTTCGACTGGCAAAGCGGAAAAGGCGGGGTATCGTGTTCGCAATCCAAATCTTGTTGCAATGCGTCCAAAAGATATGCCGTTCGAAGGATTTTTACCAACAAACAAAAGATTTAAATAATGGCAGAAGCATTACTAATTTCACGAAACGACATCGTAAAATTTACCGCACTTAACGGAAACATTGACACGGATTCTTTTATTCAATGGATTAAAGTTGCTCAAGATATACATATACAAAATTACTTGGGTACGAATTTACTTGAAAAGATTAAAACGGATATAATAAACAACACACTTGCCAACCCTTATTTATTTTTACTTAATTCATATATTAAGCCAATGCTAATCCATTGGGCAATGGTCGAATATTTGCCTTTTTCGGCTTATACAATAGCGAATAAAGGGGTGTTTAAACATACGAGCGAAAACGCAACAAGCGTAGATAAAAACGAAGTGGATTTCTTAGTTGAAAAAGAACGAATGATTGCACAAAATTACACGGAACGTTTTATAACTTATATTAATTTTAACAATTCTTTGTTTCCCGAATATAGCACGAACTCAAATGCGGATATGTTCCCAAGCACACAAAACAATTTTACGGGTTGGTATATTTAATGACTATGAAAAAGAAGCACAAACCAAAAGAAACAAATATTAAAAAGTTGCTCGTTTACTTAACGAAACTAAACAAAGAAAAAAAATAATTATGGAACATTTACGAGCTTTATCTTTATTGTTTTTTGTATTTTCTTATTTGTGTTCCCTTGCTATGTTTTGCGAAGACGCTTTGTTTTTAAAATTTGGCGGGGTTGCTTTATTCGTTTTTTTAACGCACGAATTAGTACAACAATATTACTTGAAAAAATGAAAATACAATTATTTATTTTACTTACCAATATTCGGATAGCATCGCCAAAATTATTGGCAATTATTGGAGCGTTCTTTTTACCTATTTCTGGTATTTTATTCTTAATTGGGTTTGCAATTTTGTTAGACACTTTAACGGGAATTTGGAAGTCAAAGAAATTGGGAATACCAATTACATCAAGAAAACTTTCGGCTATTGTTTCAAAGTTATTTCTTTACGAAATTGCAGTAATTGGATTTTACTTAATAGATTATTTTATTCTTAACGATATTATTTTAACGTTCTTTTCCGTTCCTTTAATGTTGACTAAAATACTTTCTTTAGTGTTGGTAAGTATTGAGACCATCTCTATTAATGAGAACATAAAAGCCGTTAAAGGGGTGGATATATGGCAAGCACTTAAAAACTTTTTTGCAAGAGCTAAAGAAATTAAAGGCGATTTCAACGAAATAAAATGATAAAGAAATTATTTGATTATTTGAATTTTCTACAAAGGGAAAAAATAAAAGCAATGATTTATTCTAAAATCTAATTATGTACACAAGGGAACAAATAGAAAAAGCGGTTAAAAGCAAGGGTTACGTTTGGTTCGATAGCGCAAAAGATTACGACGTTAATATTGTTGGCGTAAGAAATTTGAAAAGCGGTAAAAAAGTTACCAACGAATTCGACGATACTTTAACTTTGAGTTATAAAATAAACGGAGTTTGGCAATTTCACGAATGGACGATAACAACCGACGCTGGAAAAAAACCAACTGAAATTTTAAGAAGTTCAAAGGGTGTTGCTCGTTTAGTTCCAAATCAATATAGAGGCGTTTACGCAGTAAGTTTACATAACGGAAAATATGAAGCACTTTGTCAAAGGTTGGGAAATGTTTCGGTTTATAGAGACAACAACAAAGATACAATCCACGACGAAAAAGTAATTGATTCGGGTATGTTTGGAATCAATATTCACCGCTCAAGCATTTATAAAGACCCGTCAAACGTGGATTACTTTTCGGAAGGTTGTCAAGTTTTCAGATACAACGCAAATTTCGTTGAGTTTATGAAAATAATAAACAAGGCTAAAGCGGTATTCGGAAATAAATTTACTTACACTTTAATAGAGTTATGAAAAGGCTAATCGTCTTTTTAAGCGTTCTAACGTTGTTTAGTTGCTCAACTGAACGCAAAGCACAATATCACTACAAAAAAGCGCTTAAACACGGCTTAAAATTGGTACAAGATAGCGACACAATAAGAATAGCAACTATTGATTCGGTTGCTTACTATATAAATGATACGATTCGATACGAAAAAATTATTAGATTCCGTGATTCGGTGGTGTTTTTTAGAAATGTATATCTTCCAAAAACGAAATGGCAAACAAGAATTGAATATAGGTACAAAACTAAACTAATAAAACAAGACGTTTTAAAGTACAAATACATTTATAAGGATAGCAAAGAAAAACGCAAAGAAGTACAACAAACGAAAAGACGAACAAATTGGAGTTTATTCTTTTGGGGGTTTTTAGCGGGTTTCAGAACATTTTTTATTTTGCGATTAATTGATAAATTTAGACGTATAATTTGATAAGCAAATATAGACCCCGTTTACAACCAGACGAAGCGGAAATTTTACAAAAATACCGAGCGATAAAAAAAGCGTCCGACGAAATTGGAATAAACGACGAAGACGTAAAACACGGATGGCTTAAAAACGACAACGCAAGTTTATTCTTTAAAAACCCAAACTTTAAAACCGAAGACGAACAAGGATTTAAAACAATCAAACAAGAATGTATTGAAGCGGTAAAAAACCACGCTCCAAAATACGAAAAAATAAAGTTTGAAAAAACGAACGATTCTCATTTATTAGTTATTGACATCGCAGACTTACATATTGGTAAATTAGCAAGTGCGTTTGAAGTTGGCGAAGACTATAATTGTCAAATAGCAGTTAAGAGGGCAAAAGACGGATTACAAGGCATTATAAACAAATCGCAAGGGTTTAAGATTGACAAAGTTTTATTTGTTGCTGGGAACGATATTCTACACACCGACAACACAAAAAAAAGCACAACAAATTTAACGCCACAAGATACCGACGGCTTTTGGTTTGAAAACTTTATAATGGCGAAGAATCTTTATATTGATTTATTAGAACAATTATTAACTTTTGCTGAAGTTGAGGTTGTCTACAATCCAAGTAATCACGATTTAACGCACGGGTTTTTTTTAATGCAGTTAATAGAAGCTCATTTTCATAAAAGTTCAGTTCGTTTTAATGTAGACTTGAAACACCGCAAAGCATTTGTTTACGGAAATAATCTAATCGGAACGACTCACGGAGACGGAGCGAAAGCCGAAAATTTACCTTTGTTATTAGCTACTGAATTTCCTTTGGAATGGAGCAAAACAAAACATCGTTATATTTATTCACACCACGTTCACCATAAAATTCAAAAAGATTTCGTGGGTTGCACGTTTGAAACGTTACGCAGTCCGTCTGGAACTGATAGTTGGCACTACAAAAAAGGATTTACGGGAGTTCCTAAAGCGGTTGAAGGCTTTATTCATCATAAGGAATTTGGACAAGTTGCACGGCTTACGCATATATTTTAAGGTTTTACCCTTATATCAAGCATAAATTACCTTTGTTTCTATACATAAGGGCATAAATTACACTCGTTCCTTATTTAGAATGATTCTAAATTTGTTAATTTATTAAAAATAATTGTTAAAATGTTTGCAGTTATAAAAATAGTCTTTATATTTGCGTATAACAAAACACGAAACAATGAAACAAGTAACAATCTTAAAAAATAAAAACGAAAGAATTCTTTGTGTAAATGGCGAAGAAATATGTGAGTTAACCCTAATAATTAACGCAGTAAAAAACGGCTACGATTCACGAGATAAATATTACGTTCGAAACATAACTAACTCTTTTAACGTAAGACCATTTATTAATAACGCAAGAAGTATAAAAGAAGTTATTGAACATTTTCAAAAATTAATTAATATTAACCTTTAAAAATTAACCAATGAACAAGCAAGAAATGATTGAAGTAATTTTAAATTACAAAGACGAACTGCAAAACGATTACAACGAACTTTGCAAAGCATTTGGGCAACAAGACCCAGCTACAAAACGAAACGAAACCAAATTAGTAACTATGTTGCTTTTACTTGACAAACTTGAACTTAACGAGTATTGATTTTAAGCACGTTTAACGCATTATTTTACTTTAGACATACATTTATATAACTTTACTATTTAACCACCTTTAAAACGCTTTAAAATGAATTTAGAAGATTTACAAATTGACCAAAACACCGCAAGTTTATGTTATGAAATTGACGG